AACTCCTTATGAGTACAGGGTTATAGCCCTTAGTTTCTACCCTTGTATTTATATTATATTATGATCTCTGTAAGTCTCTACGGTTGCTTACTTTTTCAACTTCCGTAGCCTGAGACTCCGATAGGTCTAATTGCTTCGCAGCAGCAGCGGTAATAGTACCCCCTGCTTGAGATACTTGAGCTTCCCTGTAAAAGGATTGTAAACCTTGTATGGACAATGGTTCCAGAGATAGGTCTGTAGGTAGGTCCATAAGTATGCCTAATTGTAGTCTTTGCTTATAAGTCGTCTTACCTCCAGACTTTTCTAGAGAGTCGTAGACTTTTGACTGCATTTCAGCATAGAGATTCGGGTAAACATAACGTACTGCTTCTATTCCTTCTCTACTTAAAACTCCTCCGTTCAAGTCTTTTAGAACAGACATGGGGTTTTGTACAGCTTGAACATACTTCTTAAACTTATAAATCTCCTGATCAGAAGTAGGATAAGCTTTCTTAATAAATGGATTAACATTCTGTGTTTTTCTAGGTAGCTTGGAGTCTAAGAACACAAAGGCTCTACCTGCTACCTGCCTTAACTGTTGATACGTTTGAGGAGCACTAGATTGTAAGTTAGCGTCCATCATTAACTTGTTCATATAGTATGGATTGTCTTTTATCTTATCAATATTATCCGCCATGTTCTTTATGGCTTCTCTTTCATCCTTTGGCTTTCCTACAACTAACTCTCCATCAGTCTTTCTAGCTAAGGGGTTTCCAGTCAAAAGGGTAGCAGATAGGGCAGGTAACTTGTCAAACTTCTTACCCTTGAAGAATTTATCTATAGAACTGGTAATTTTTTGACCAACTCTGATATTACTTCTTTCAATGTCAGTTAGGACCATGAGCTTGTTTTTTAAGTCAGACCTGGCAAAGGCAGAAGTTAAGGCTCCTACACCTGCTGCACTAACAGGATCAATACCAGCACCAAAGGCACCTAAACCAAAGAATATGTCTCTTAGTCTAGGAAAGTTAGTTTGACCACCTATTTTTTTGTTAAACTCTTTTACAAAAGTTACTAAGCTGCTGTAATCTGTCAACTCCTGAGATAGCTGTTTACCCAGTGGAGAGTTTACCTTACCAGCAAAGTCTACCAACTCGTCTCTTACAGCCTTACCCATGACCCTATTTATGTCATCTTTGACCGTAGGTATTCCAGTTTTGTCATACCTTCCTAGTTTGTGGTATTTGATCTTCATGTCTTGTAGTTCAGAGGCAGTGTAGGGTTTCTTGTTTAGTAAGTTTTTTTCAAATAAACTTTCTATTTCATCATCTATCTTTTTTAGATAACCTGCTGCTTCTGTATTTAAGGCAGAGCCGTCGGGTTTTTGAAACTTTTTCTTTAAAGACTCAAGACCGTCTATTTGTTTTTGCGCTACTTGAGAGTATGTAGGAAATACTGATTTATCAACTATGTCATCGTCCATAGTTTTAACTGTTTTTCCTATCTTTTCTCCTACTTTTTCTAGGTATTTTCTAGAGTTACTTAGTAAAGAAGTGTTAGATGCTAAAGACTTTGCCAAGCCTTCAGACTTCATAACTTTACCTAAAACGTCTGGCATGTTCTTAGCCATGGCAGGTTGTTCTAGTATCATTTTCTCTATCTTATCGTCTGCGAATCCTGCAAGTTTCATTGCATTATAAGTAGGATTGGTCATGTTTTGTTTAAAATTATCTAATTTCTCAACACCCATTCCTACTATCTTGTTTCCTTTTATCTTAGGAACAACGATAGAAACTGATTGTCCTATGCCTCCAAGAGAGCCTCCAACAAGACCACCAAATAAGGCACCTTTTCCTGCATAAGCCGCTAAGTTTTCTGCGTTAAACTCTGCATTACCTAGAGCATTCTCTTCTATTAGTTCTCCAACTCCGTAAAAAGTACCTTCTACTGCTGAACCTGCACCCTTTTCTACACTCTTGAGTAGAACGTCTCTGGCAAACTTTTTCTTTCCAGTGTCTTTTATAAGAGACTTCATACCAGAGGCAGTTAGTCTTTCTGCTGTTTTAGCTGCTTTAGCCATACCTTTTCCTGCTACTCCTGCTCCTTTTGCAAGTAAAGAACTACCTCCAGAAAATAAAGCTGGACCCACTATACCTGCAACTTCTCCTGTAAAAGCTGCTAATTCGTTTCTCTTTCTTCTTTCTCTCAAAGCTTGTTTAAAATCATCACCAAGGGCGGCATAGGCTTGGTCACTGAGTCCAAATGTGATTGAAGAGGCAGCAGACTCTAGAAGAGTTCTAAGGTTAGAATTACCATACTTTTTATCTAGCTCTACATTTTCTTCAACAAAATCTATTTGCTCCTCACTCAAAGGACCTTGAACTTTGTCAAAACTTTTAATATACTCTTTTTCTTTATCAGATAACATAAATCACCTAAACTGGTAAAGGCTCGTTCATATTCCAAATAGTGCCAGGTCTTTTTCCAGCTTTTTGAGCTTGAATTTCTGCCTGTATTAAACCGTCTATAACTTGTCTTCTATTTTTAGCATTATCCTGCAAACCTCTTCTTTCTAATATTTGATCTATCCTTAAATCATTTGGAGTTTTTTGAAAAGCTACACCATCTCTTCTTAGTTTGTCTCTAACTCCATAGTTAAGCTTCATGATAAGTTTAAGAATTTTAGGCTTTTCTCTAGCATCTGTTGTTAAAAGGGCATTAGGGTCTCCTAGAATCCTTTTAGCTTGAGCACGTTCACTATCGGTCATAACACCTGGACCAAAAAACTCAATCCTTAGTTTACCAACTAATCTGTCTCTAAGAGATTGAGCTTCAGCAGCGTCTACAGAAAAAATAGGAACTGCCTGATCTACTATACTTATCTTATCAAAGTATCCATATAAATCATTAAGACCGTCTATTGAATCTTGAGCGTCTGCAAGGTAAGCTTTAACTTTGTTAACATTAGACCTTCCACCTCTTACGAAGTAGTTTAGTCCATTTCTACCTTTAATCATAGAGTCTCTTAGTTTCAATTTGTCAAACCTAGAGTCAAACTTAGATAACTCTTCGTCTGTTATACCTCTAGTATTTACGATAAAGTTTACATTTTGTAAGTCTTTTTGATCTAATCGTTTTTTAAGTTCTTTAACTCCAGCAGCTCTTTGGTTTTGAAAAATGTCTAAAAGTTTTATTTTCTGGTTTTCATTTCTAGTAGACATGGCTAATTTTTTTGCTATTTGTGCTACTTTAAATTTAGACGCAGCAAGTTTTCTAGCAGCGTTTTCTCCGTCTAACTTCTGAAGTTCTATATCTTCTTTTATTTCTTTATCTATCAATCCTAAATAGTGATTAGGACCTCCATACTTAAGAGCACCGTAAGCACCTGCGGCTAGACCAACTAGACCTACTATTTTATCAAAAGTGCTCATTTTCTTGTAAAACCTTTTAGGGTCTATTGTAATAGCAGCTTTTTCTGCTGCTTTTATAGAGTCGTCTAATGCTTTTCTTAGCTCAGACTCATCTAATTCTCTTTGACTTCTACTATCTACTTTTGTTCTACTAATTTTTTCAAACTCTCGTTTTTGCCTATTAGCTTCTTCTTTTTGTCTTTTAGCTTCTTCTCTCTGTTTTTGGTCTCTATCTAACTCAGCTAGTCTTTTTAAAGACATTCCACCAAATTGTTTTTTTCTCCTAGACAATTCTCTATTGACATCAGAAGGTCTTCCTACCCCAGGAGTTGTCATATTCATTAAATCATCTATACTCATTTGAGATAGTTGAAACTCTCTAACACCTTGAAAATCTGGAGACCTGTCTCTTTTTGGAAAAGGGTCTGGTTCTTCTACGTCCATTTGTGTTACATCTTGTAGTTTGAACTCCTCTTCTTGCATATCGTCTTCTGGTCTACGAAGAAACTGTGGAACATTAACTTCTCCACCTTCTTGATAGTTAACTTCTCCACCTTCAGCAGCCATCATTAGTTTATCTTTTTCTTGTTCTTCTGCCATTTCAAACTCTGGTTGTCCTTGAGCAAAAACACCAAAAGGAACTGATTGATCCATTGGTATTGTTTGTTCTAATTTTATATCTTCTGCTTTTATTTCTTGTTTAGGTTGTTTTGCCTCTTCTATAATTTGTTGTTGTGCTTTAGCCATGTCTTCATCTTTAGACCGTTCAAACTCTTCTACGTTGTCAAACTTCTGATCATCTACAAACTTAAATTTTTCTTCAAACTCATCCATAGACTCACCTTTTTCTAAAGTAAGATACCTTTTACCTCTCCAAGTAAACTCTCTTTTACCTTCTTCTCTAGCTTCTTTGAAAGCTTGTGCAAATGGTTTAGAGTCTTTAGAAGGTTTTGAGACTTGACGAGGTTTTGGTTTCTTTACAACTTCTTTTTCTGAGTCAGGTTTACCATTGAAGTATTTATCTATAAGTTTAGAGTGTTGTCTGTATTTCGGAGACTCTTTATCTTTGTATTTATGAAACCTTTCGAAATTAGCAAATGCCTCTTTTATTTTATCTAAGTTAGAACTTCTTACTAATTTAATTAGTGGAAGCCTTTGAGCATCAGGGTCTTTTTTAAAAGCAAAATCTAACTGTGCTTTCATAAATTTTTTTTCTTCAATATCAGTCATTTTAGGTGGTTTTAATTTAAAAAATCTTTTAGGGTCTCCGCCAAATTTTTCTTTCATAAACTTCATAAAAGCGTCTATTCTTTTTTGGTTAACAGGAGCATCATAATATTGGAAAAATCCATAAGAACCCTCTTTTTTATTAGTCGCAAATGGGTTAAAACTAGACTCTCTTTCTATATTTCCCAATAAACCTGCTGTAAAAGCAGGAGAAAATTTTTCCTTTTTAGCATAGTCTCTTATAAAATCAATTCTTTCTTTCTGAGATAAAGCCATTGCGCTACTCCCTAAACATAAATACAATAAAATAACTTTTAACACTAATTACTCTCCTGTTCATGTTATTTCCCCATCTTTCGTTCTAGTTCTTCAATCCGTCTCATGAGATCAGCTTGAGCTGCGACAACAGACCCATAACCAGAAGGAGGCATTTTAAATTGATCTTTTACCACATCTGGCTTCTTTATGTCAACAAATCCTCCATCTTGGAAGTGCCTGAATTTACGTCTAGCTCCACCAAATTTTGTATCTTTTAGAGCTTTGTCATGGAACCTAGACTCTGCTTCATAACCTATGGCTTCCTTAAATGCCTTTTTTGGTCTTGAGTAAGCTTCTCCACCTTCTGCAAACTTAGGCTCATCGCCTAAACCTTTGAGTAGTTTTTCTTTCTCTTCTTTAGGTATTTTAGCCTTTTCTATTTTGTGCATCTTGTCTTGTAATTTATATAAAAAGTCTACACCTTTGGCTCTTTCTTCTTCCTTACCTTCTGCACCCATGGACTTACCTAAGCCACGCACAGCAGAGGCTTTGATTACAAACTCTCCATCGGATAGTCTTGCAGGTATGGAGTCTGAAGTTTCTGAGCCTGGTCCAGATACAAATCCACCTGCTGCTAAGGATGAGACATCAGTTCCATAATAAGGATCAAAGGTTTGACCAGTACTAGTCATTATTGCTCCATCATCAGTTAGAAAAACACTGTCCCATATGTCCTCATCGTCAAAACTAATATCAGTGTCTTCTCCAAAAAAATCAGTTTCGTCATAAAACTTTTTAATATCTGGACCAAAAAGGTTCCAAGCTTCTCTAGCTACTTGTAGCCATATTTTAAATTTACCTTGATCTATAGCCTCCTGCTTACTCATATTCCTAAGTTTCTCTTTCTCCTTCATGGTCATGTTTTTTAGATCAACTTGTAGTTCTCTATTAGCGTCTCCTTCTAGCATTTGAGATAATAAGTAATCTGCTTCCTTTCTTTCTTTGATAGTAGCCATGGGAGCTTTTTCTGCAAACTCACGCCTTGCGGCATCTTGCGCCCTAGAGATAGACCTAAGACTAGCTGCTACAGGTGCTCCTCTTAAACCTTTTATTTGAGCAAGCCTTTGTTTAAGACTTTGTTCTTGAGCAGCTTTTACTTCTTTTGCGGCTAAGCTATCCCTTCCTATAGCTCTTTTTTCTAGCCTGTCTAGAAGTCTTGTCCTTCTGTCACCGGAAACAGGAGCTAAAGTTTGCTTAACATCAGGGTCTACTTGAGGAACTGCTGGAGCTTGAGGAAGTGCTGGAGTTGGAGCAGGTGCTCCTCCTGACCCTGGACTACTTGAAGGTCTAGGAGAACCTGCTAAAGCAGGATTATCGGGGTCTGAGTACTGGTCCATATTCTCTTGAAGATGGTTTTCTACCTCTTCATTGGTAGGCGGTTCTACTTCTCCTGGTTTTAAACTTGGAAAAGCTTTCTCTAAAGCTTGTTGTATTACACCTCTTGCTTTTTTACGAGTGGCTCCTTTTGGTAAGCCTCCTATATAATCAGCTATGGCTGCTGCTGAAATAAACGTACCTATACCAGGAACCATAAGAGGAATTGCAAGAGTTATTAATCCTGCTGGTATTACTTTTAATCTTTCAAAAAAATTTTTTTCTCCTAATAAATCCGCTTTCGCAGCCTCAAGTTTTTTATCATACTCGTCGTTTTCAAAACTTTCAAATTCGTTTAAGGCACTATTCTGTTCTTCAGTAAGCTCCTGTCCCGAGTTTTTAATATTTCTTAACTGAGTAGCGTAAGCTTTATATTCAGCAGGACTTAAGTTACTTAAAAACTCTCTAAATTCTCTGTTGTATTTGTTTATTTGCCTATCATACTCTTCTTGAGTAATGTCGTTTGTAAGTTCAGGAAATGATGGGACTGGTACATCCTTTTCAGCAAAAAATTCTTTAAACTTATTAATAATCTTATCGAACATACTAGGTTCTTTTGGTTTTGGTGAAGTAAGCTCTTTATTTTCTCTTTGATGAGGAGTTTGGGGTTGAGCACCAGGTAAACCTCCAGCTTGTTCTTGGCTTTCTCTTTGATGAGGAGTTTGAGGTTGAGCACTAGGTAAAGACGCAGCTTGTTCTTGGCTTTCTCTTTGTTGAGGAGTTTGAGGTTGAGCACTAGGTAAAGATGCAGCTTGTTCTTGGCTTTCTCTTTGTTGAGGAGTTTGAGGTTGAGCACTAGGTAAAGACGCAGCTTGTTCTTGGCTTTCTCTTTGTTGAGGAGTAAGTGTAGGAGCAGGACTCGGTGGACTAGGTCTAGGAGCAGGAGGTGGACTAGGTCTAGGAGCAGGAGGTGGAGGAGTAGGTCGAGCACTAGGTAAAGATGCAGCTTGTTCTTGGCTTTCTCTTTGTTGAGGAGTAAGTGTAGGAGCAGGTTTCGGTTTTGGTCTCGGTGGTGGTGGTGGGTTTGAAGGTGAACCGCTAGGACCACTAGGAGGGCTACCCTTAAAACACTTCAGGGGTCCTACTCTATAAAGTTTCTTTCCTACTAATCTCATAATTTTATCCTATAAGGTTAAGGCATCCTCAGTCTTTATACTAACATAAATATAATTCTGATCAGATGAGGATATTTTACATTTATTTCTTAAATATGTTGTTAAAACACTTTCTTTTTTTAAGTTTGACAAACTTACAGAGCCTATAAGTTGTTTATATTTTTTAATTTCTGCTATTTTAGCCATTTGTCTTATATAACCCTTTGCCACCTTAAATCCTCTACTACTGGGAGAGACATATAAGTTATTAATAAATAAATAATCATTATGAAAACTATAATGATAAAACCCATTCTCGTCTTCTACTACGTGCTCCCCAAAAGCCTCTTTCATATAATCTGCATAATGACTCACAATTGCTCCTAAGTTATAGACGTAGAACCAAATGTCCTAGATTGCTTAAGTCTAAAGTCTCCGTCTTTAGTCCCTACTATAAACGATAAATTAGATAATGTAAAGCCTGGTCCTCCTGACTCAGAGTCAGTTTCTTGACCTCCATCATAAGTTGAGTTAGAGCCTTCTACTTCTTCAATTTGTATCTTTATAGCTTCACATTTTTGTTTAGCAAAGTTTAACCTTATTTGATACTGTGTGTTATCCTTACCACCGTAAGCTATTGCATCTGACCCTGAAGGGTCTCCATAAGTATTATTGCCTAAAATTTGGTTAGGACCTCCATACCTATAACTTTCTGTATAACTCGTAACGTCTATAATTTTTTCCTGTTTCCAAACATCGTCATAGTCATAGGCTATTTTAATTTTAAGTTTATGTGGGGACTTGTATTCTCCTAGTAGTAACATCCTGTAAACACGTTGAAAGCCTTGAACTCCTGCAAATGATAGCCATGCAGTCTCTAGTTTAATTGGTACCATGGAACCACCAAAACTAGCAGTTGTGCTCGTTTGTTTAAAAACTTGATCTTTTACAGTAGCTAAATAAAAATCATCTCCTAGAAGAGTTGAACTTACTCCTCTTTGAACGCTTGAGGTGTACCACATGTTAAGAAAATAGTTATAAATTATAGTTGGACCGTCATTAGCTTGAAACCTAACTTCGTCTTTTTTACTAACAGTAACGGCTTTTGTTATTGTAAGATGATTGTAGTCTTCAGCAGGAGCACCTATGTAATCTAATCCTAATGATCTAGTTAAAAGATAGATACCTTTTTGGGACATAAACATAATCCCTTTAGGCATATAAACTACACTATTAGAAAACTTACAACCTAAATCACTTGAAATTAGTTGAGGTTCTATAAAATTATCTTGCTCACCAAGATTGTTAGGACCTTCTCCAGTAATCATATAAATAGCTCTTTCTTTAAATATGATTAGTTTATCGTCCATTTTTTTAAGAGATTTTAAACGACCACCTGCTTTAGGTATTTCTAGGTTTAAAGTATCATTAAATTCTGCTGGAACTCCTACTCCAGTTGTAATCTTAGAATAATGTAAAAGGTCTGGATTATTCTCCAATCCTCCTAGAAATATTCTATTATTATAAGACTCAACTAGTTGACATGCCCCAATAGGAGTGTTTTCTAAAACTCCTCCAGTTGTGTAAAGTAACTCATTATCTTCTAATTCACTATCTGGCACATCATCTCTTATTAATATAAAAAAGTTTTCTTTATTATTATACGGAATAGAATAAGTAAGTGTTGAATCTTGTTCACTAACTTTATAAAAAATTGTTCCGTTTGCCGTAGTTCTATATAACTCTACAGTAGTAGCTCCTTCATATTTTGCAGTTGTGTTGAGCATAGGAACAAGAATATCTACATGGTCCCAACCTGTTCCTCCAGTTAAAGGCATAGATAATTGTTTAGAAATACCTGATCGATGTTTGTTTCCAGACCCATCTTCGTAGGTAAATATTGCTAACCAGTTGTATGTGTTACCACTTCCAGGAACAAAAATAGACGTACCAGTAGAAGACATATTAGTAGTACGAACAAACAACTCATCAGGATTATATAAGAATCCATGCTCAAAAAATCTTACCTGATCTCCAGCATAAAGTTGTGCTCCAGCTACTAAAAGATTATCGGATATAATTTCTGATTGATTAGCTATGTCTGCGCTATAGTCTATTGTAGTATGAGCAGCATTAGCTATGGTAAAAAATGTTTCATTATTAGATTTTATTCTAGTTTTTCGTAGTCCTGGTAGAAATTTTTTATCTAAATAACTAGGTACTTCAGAGAAAGAAGGAATACCATAAACATGATTAGTGTAAATATAATCAGCTTCTGCTATTCCATAACCAATAAGCCCTACTGCACGATTTATACTTGAATCATAGTCAGAGTTATTGGTTAAAAAATAACTAGATTGTAAAGTAGAGGTTCTACCTAAAGGTAAGATAGGTTCTCCGTTTTGTAAATAAGGTTTACTAATTAAAGAACAGCCATATTGAATTGTTTCTCCAAAAACGGCTGGAGAAGCATATTCAGTATTAGTGACTGTCCAATAAGACCTAGCTCGTTGTATTTTTGTCTTAGCCCATGACGGAAAATCAGCTAGAGCTACGTCACTTAACCCTGAAGCAGAAGCTGTTGCGGCTCCTGTTTTTACACTTCCTGAACCTCCAAAATCTGCTGCTACTAAATAAGAAGCTGCTCTAGTTCCTGTTTTATTATCTACATAAGGAATTTGTTGAAAATTAGTAGTGCCTCCGTCTAATTGTATTTCTGTATAAGACTCAAATACCCAAGCAGCTCTTGTAGATTCACCAAAATTATTATATCTCGGAGTTCCAGTGACAGCTACAGCAGTGGCATCATCAAACCCAGTTGGAGCAGCGTTAACCGTACCTATTAATTTAGTTCTAGTAGGGTCTATAATGTCTAAACCTACTCCTCCTGTTCCACTGGTTGTAATACAAGACACCCAAAAACAATTACTTCCTGGGTCATCCTCTGCTACTCCATTTCTATAAGCTTGCATACCAGAAGTGGCAATATTAAGCCATTTAATAGCACCCTGAGTAGAGCTTAAAAGATTGTAATGATTAGTAGTGCTGAGTCTACCATAACCATCGACACCACTAAATAGTTTAAGAGTAATATTATTTGAACTATTAGGGTAAGTAAGAAGAAAGTATTTTTCATCAGCACTTACAGCTATGTCATAAGTAGCTGCTGTTCCAGCAGTTCCTAATGAAACTTTTGTAGCGGTAGAGCTTGTTATACTTGCGTAATCAAAAGGATTTACGTTTATATTATAAACATTATAAGTAGACGTACTTGAATCAAACCTATAACTAAATATTCTTAATTGGTCTTTATAAAAAGCTATTTTAGGTTTATAATATTGTACTGTTCCAGAAGTTTCAAAAGCTTCAATTTGAGCAGAATTTATTAAATAAGTACCATCATTAATATTTTTTACATCAATGT